TTTTGCTTCATTAAAATCTTTAGGTGCCATTTTGAATGTTAAATTATGTCTTCTGAATTGAGGGGCAGATAGTGTAACTGATTTAAATGTATTGATAGCTAAACCTGCAGCTGCTAATCCTCTTCCTCTTAATCCACCAATTTCAGCAGCTGTTCCTCTTTGCATTCCATAATTGAAATTTTGATCATACATAACATCAAATTGGTCCTGTAATCTACGAATAGGCAATGGGATTTTTATAATATTTTTTGTCTTTATTCCTTTTGATAAACGTGGATTTTTAAAAAACTCTGTGATATCTGAATATATTTTCTCTGCAATATTAGAAATTGTTTTAAAAAAGTCTGTCAGTCCACCTATTCCACTTATATCAGGAACTGAATTACCAGGGTCCATTTGATAAATTGTAGTATGATATTTAGGAAAATCTCTTTGTGGATATTGTAGTATTGCAATAGATTTGCTATTTTTTTTAGATTCAATTTTAGCAGATGGTTTACTATTCCTAGCACTAAAAGAAGTAGTATCATCCAAATATTGAATAGGATCTGTTCTTGATCTTCCAATGTAACCAGATGGTTCATTTACGTTGCTGACCATTTAATTTCCTTAAAAATTTCTTTATTACTATTTATATAAATAATACCATGAAAACTTATAAAGGATACTTTAAACCTAAAAATCCGAATAAATACATTGGAGACCATGAGAATATTATTTATCGTTCTCGATGGGAATCCAAATTCATGCTATATCTGGATAATCATCCCGATGTTTTAAAATGGTGTTCAGAAGAATTCTTTATACCCTATTTATCACCAAAGGATAATAAAGTACATAGATATTTTCCTGATTTTCTTGTAAAAAAACAAAAAGATGGAGTCATTGAAACACTTGTAATTGAAATAAAACCAAAGGCACAAACAATGCCACCAAAAATGAATGGAAAACAAACTAAACGTATGATAACAGAAGCAATGACATATGCAGTAAATGAAGCTAAATGGAAAGCAGCTAAAGAATTTTGTGCAGATAGAAAATATAAATTTATTATCCTAACAGAACACGAATTAGGTATCAAATTCTAATGGCAAATATTTTCGATAAAATACGTGAACAATTTAAAAAAGGCACTACAGACCTAAAAGCAAAAGCTAAAGGGTCAATTAAATCTTTTGCTCAAATGGCAAAAAGTCTTACTGGTAAAAGAGTCGCTGGAAATGAATTCTTTAGAGATAGAGAAAGACTTATTAATAGAATATCACCAATTCATATAGGTAAAATGGTAACATTCTATTATGATCCAAAACTTAAAGCAACATTACCATATTATGATAGATTCCCACTCGTTATACCAATTGAAATTTATGATAATGGATTTCTTGGTCTTAATCTACACTACTTACCACCAAGATTACGATTTATCCTCATGGAAACACTTTATGAAAGAGTATATAAAGTAGAAAACTCAAATGAAATTAATGAAAAACGACGTACACAAATTAGTTATAGTATATTAAAACGTATTTCGAGTACTCGATATTATGCTCCATGTGTTAAGAGATACTTGAACAATCATCTTGTTTCTAGAATATATAAATTACGTAATGAAGATTGGGAAATGGCATTATATTTACCAACAGAACGATTTGAGAAGGCATCAAAACAACAGATTTGGAGAGAATCCAGACAAAAAATGAGGAGATTTTAATTGGCTTTCACCATCGATGGTCCAGGTAGTATTAAAGGCCAAATCAATAAAAGAAATGGTGTATTAAGAACCAATCGTTTTCTTTTCAGAACAACAACACCACCTGTTTTGTTGAATAATTACACTAATGGTTTTTCAAATAGTGTGGAATATTTTTGTCAATCAATCAATTTTCCTGGATATCAAATTGCAATGGGTGACGTGAGAAGATGGACATATGGTCCTAATGAAAAACGTCCATTTGGTCCTAATTTTCAACAATTACAAATGAATTTTATATCAGATGGTAATAATGATATGTGGAAATTTTTTACAGAATGGATGTCATTTATAATACCACACCAAAGAAATGCAATTAATGGAAGTGGTGGTATGATTCAATCAACTGCAAGTTATCCTGGATTGTCTCCATATGAATTAAGTTATAAAAGTGAGTATGCTGTAGATGTAGAATTACATATTTTTGATGAGAAAGGAATTAGAAGACAAAAAATTATTTGTTACGAAGCTTTTCCATCTAATATTCTTGATGTTCCTTTGAATTGGGGGGATACTAATTCCACTTTAAATTTTACAGTAACATTAGAATATCTAGATTGGGATTATGAATTAAGAGATACCAACCCAAGTTTTACATAATAGGAGAACTATAATATGGCTTTACCAAAAATCCAACATCCTACCTTTGAGGTGACTGTTCCATCAACCAAAAAGAAATCAAAATTTCGAGCAATGCTTGTCAAAGAAGAAAAAATTCTTTTAATGGCAAAACAAGCAGAAGATAGAGCAGACCAATTAAATTCTGTTGTACAAGTAATTAATAATTGTGCAATGGATGGTGATTTTAAAGTTGAAGAATTAGCAATGTTTGACCTTGAATATATTTTTCTTAAAATTAGAGCAAACTCTGTTTCCAATATTGCAAAACTTGCATTTCGAGATAATGATGATGAAAAAACATATAATTTTGAAATCGATTTGAATAAAATTGAAGTGCAATTTGATAAAGATGTGAATACTTCAATTGAAGTTTCCAATGGTATTATTTTACAAATGAAATATCCTAATGTGTCAATGTATCTTGATAAGAATTTATATTCAATGGATGATGATAAAGTATTTGATTATATGTTACGTGCATGTATGGATAAGATTATTGAGGGTGATAGTATTCATATATGTAAAGATGCAAACAAGGATGAACTAGAAGAATTCATTGATTCCATTCCATCTAAGGCATTTGATGATATTCAAGAATTTTTAAGTAATATGCCATCGATGTATCATAGTGAGAAGTATAAAAATGCAAATGGTGATGAGAGAACAATTGAATTCAGGACACTAGAGGATTTTTTTATGTTGTAATGAGTCATAGTTCGCTGGAAAACTATTATAAATCAGCGTTTACTTTGACTCATATTCATAAGATGTTTAGTTTAACAGAATATGAAAATATGATTCCGTTTGAGAAAGATTTGTATGTAAGTTTATTAACTGAACATATTGAATTGCAAAAAGAGGAAATGTTGCAGGAACAAGCAAAACAAGAAGCATTATCAAGAAGAAGATTTTAAATGGCTAGAAAACCAAAAACTTTTGCTAAAGCTAAAAGAACTTTAGAGGGATATAGGAAACAACAAGCAAGAAAAGAATTTCTTGATCGTGGTCCAGAAAGATTTACTGATATTCCAAAATATCTTTTTCAAAGTTCTGTTGAAAGAGCAAAAACCCAAGCTGTTACAGGATTACTAGGTCAATCTCTTGGTTATGCGGTATTGGAGTCTAGAAGGGCAAGACCAGGACAACGTTTTAAAGAATTTAAATCTTTAGTTGTTGATAGAACATCGGGTATAATGGGTGTTGTTGGTGATGTTATTAGAGCAAAGTCACGTGGTCGATTTGATGATGATATAACAAAAGGTAATGCTGATGAAAAATTTGAAGCAATTCGAAATAAGTTTTTAGGTATTAATGATGCAGTAAAGGTTATTGATGAGAATTTCAATAAAGTCAATAAGAGAATTGAGAAGTTAGAAAAAAATGCTGTTGAATTAAAGAATTTAAATGGTTTAGTTAAAAGTGTTGAAGATTTAAATAAAAAGTTTGATGTATTAGACAATAAGGTTGATAAACAATTCAGTGATTTTGATACCAGGTTTAGATTAATTATGAGGGAGATGAATCAACAATCTGAACGTGTAAATGTACGTGGAATGACGCCTAGAGACCAAGTTGTTAGTGGTGGTGGAACAGGTACAGGTTCTGGTAATATTTCAAATCAATTATTGAATAGTTTATTACAGAGTACTGCAGCACGTGGTGGTGCTGCAGCTGGTGGTGCTGCAGCTGCTGCTTCAGCAACTGCTAAATCAGCTAAAGCTAGGGCGGCAATTAAAGCACTTTATTCAGTTGTTGCCAGGACAGCATCTGGAGCTGCAAGGTTTGGTGCAAGGTTTGGTCCTATAGGTGCTTTGAGTGTTGGTCTTGGTCCAAATGAAACTGATATTTTAAATGATATTAAGGATCTTGAAAAGGCTATTGGTAAAGATAGTGAATTTGGTGTGTCTGATGCTATAACAAGAATAAAACAGAAAGTTGATTTCTCAACAAGAAACACTGCTGATAAAAATATCACTCAAATTCAAAAAGCATTTGAAAATACTAATTTGCCACTAATGGAAAGAGGAAGACTTGCAATTCAAAATGCAAATCAAAAATTTAAAAAAAGTTCTGATCCCAGTTATCGAAAATCTGCAATTAGTTCATTAATGAGTGATTTAAACAGTTTAAACATTACGGAACGACAAAAACAACAATTACTGAATACAGTTGGTCCTGGAATTAGAAATGAATTGGATCGGATGGCATCCAGGAAAAAGAGAGCAAATAGAAGAATTATTTCTGGTAAAAATTATGGAACTATGGGTGATGACATTGATTATGGTGGTGGGATACCAAGTAGTGTAGGTAATGTGCGTAGTAATTTAATGGGTGCTGCAGATGCCCGTAGAGTTACTTCTAAATTAGATTCGGGCCCATCTGATTATATGTCACAATTTTCTGGTTCTGTAACAAGTACTGGTCAAAGAATTGGTGGTATGCCTACATTACCTATGCGTGATTCTAGTAGGGGGCAATTAGATTTTCAGTCACAATTTTTGCGTCAACAAATTGAGCAACAGAAGTCACAATTTTTAAAGTTTGGTCAATTACCACCTGGATTTGAGTTTCTTCAAGGTAATATGGGTAGATTAGGTAGTGCACAAGCTGTTGCTGCTCGTGGTGCTATGCCATTAATGGGTATGCCTAGTGGTGGCATGGGTATGCCTAGTTATGGTGGTAGAGCTGTATCATCAGGTATGGGATATGGTTCCAGTTCTCCTGGATACGATACAGGTGGTGCTCAAAATTTTGGCATAGAAAGTCAAGATATCACAATACCTACTTCTGGTGGTAAAAAGGGTATGATTGATAGAAGACAATTTGTTGCTGAACTAAAAAATCCAAGAGTTAAAGAATTATTTTTTACAATGATGCAAGCAGAAGTTGGATCACAAGGTAAAAAAGCTCAAATTGCGTTTGCTGAAACTGTTTTTAACAGAGCCACAGTTGAAGGAAAATCTTTAGAAGGAATTCTTTCAAATAGAAAATATTATCAACCATATAAAAATGGTGCATTCAATCGTGCTCGAAGATCCATGAATGATTCAAAAAGAAACTATTATGCAGAAATCTTAGGAATTGTTCAAGGTGGCTCTGATATCACTAAAGGAGCAACACATAATGCAAGTGCTGGTGTTGCAGCATCAGTAAAAAGAGGTGGGTTTGACTCTATTAGGAATTCAATTATAGACATAGGTGGTGAAACTTATTATAGAAAAACATATGAACAAAAAAGATTTAATGCTAGAATAAAACGGTTTACTGAAGACCAACCACAAAGTGGTCAACAACAAGGTGTTAATCAACAAATTCCAAGAACTGGTGTAAATGTAAATCAATCACAAGTAGGGGTTTATCAACCATCACAACAAAGTTATGCTAGATCTGGTGCGGGAACAATAAATTTTAAAGAAGGAGAAAGGCATAGAGGAACAGTTTTACATGATGCTGGGTATCAAACACTAGAAAAACAATTAGAGTTTCAATCAGGTGGTCTTGGTAATAGAAGTAGACTTGGATATGCTGCTGTTATAACAAAGGATGGTAGAGTTATAGAAACAGCAAATCCAGGACAATTAACTTATCACACAAAAGGAGAAACTTCTTCAGGTGTAAATGTAAATCGTAATTTTACATCTATTGGTTTTATTGGTGGGTTTAGTAAAGAAGGTATAGACAGAGCAGTTGAAAGTGGTGAGTTAGCTAGATTTTTTGCTAGAAGACCTGGATCATTAGAACAATTAACGACACACTCTCAAATAATAAGAGATAGAGGTTCCCACGTACACGGTGGTGGAGATAGAGAAAGAATGGGTTATTATGGTGGAAGGGGTGAAGCAACTCCACAATTAGAATATATAATGAAAAATCATATTGAAACTTTAAGACAACAAGTTGGAGGATATAGAAGTCAACAAAGAGAACCACAACAACCATCACAAGCATCAGTAACATCTAATATATCAAGACAAGTAACAGCACAAGGAACTGGTCCTGGAACAATTGCAGATGTATTAAAAAGAGGTGCACAAATTGGTGGTGTTGGACCAATTCGACATAAAACATTTAGAGGATTGTGTGGCAAAGGTTCAAGGGGTATTGTTGGTGCTCTACTTAATGATCCTTATTTTAGACAAGGTATCGGTAAAGGTGGATCTGCTTCAGCTGGATCATTATCATTTAACAACAACTATCTTCAAGCTTCAGGGTTTTATCAAGATAGACAAATGGTAGATAAAAGTAAATTTACAAAAGAATTTATGGAATCTTTACCTATTGGAACTGTTGTTAGCAGTGCAGCTGAAAAAGGTAGAGGACATGGACACGTTCAAGTAAAATTGGCTAATGGTAAATGGGCATCAGATGCTCTTCAAAACGATGTCGAGTTGGATGATAAATATAGAAAAGATGGTTATGCAATCCATATTCCAAATGCAAAAGGTTTTGAAAAATTAAATCCTTCAATTGTAGGTCAACACCAACCAACACTTGATGCAATGCAAAATATTGGTGTAAAGGTCAAACCACCAACACAGCAAGAACAAAGAATATATCAACAAGAACAACAAGGACCAGGAATGGCTGGTAGAGAAACCCCATTACAATTCCATTCAAGATTATATGGTAATATTGCAGAAGTATCAAAAACATCTGGATTTTCTCAAAACCAACTTGCAGCTATTCTTGGTGTTCCATCAACACAAAAATTTGAACAATATAGAGCAAGACAAGCAGAAGAAAAAAGAAAACAACAATTAGGTAGAAAGGCTTTAGGTCAATTTACACAAGCAGAAATTAATGCAGCAAGACAAGAAGTTCCAGGTCCTCTAGGTGGTCGTAGACCAGAAACAGATCAAGAAGTTAGACAAAGATTAACAAAAGCAGCTATCAATGAAGTAGCAGTATTGAAACAAGAAGACCAAACTAAAACTGGGTTTGGTGCAATGGATGAAACTATTAGAAGACCTACTCCTGATTTTGATGTAATGGATGCAAATATTAGATCAGCACAATTACAATCTGAACAAAGAGCAGCTGCACAACGTATGATGGTTCCTGGTGTATCAGATGCAGCTTTAGCTCAAAGAATGCCGTTTGGTAGAAATGCATTCGCTGGAGAAGACGCACAAATTATTGCACAAAGACAACTTCTTGAA